CGCGCCTCCAGTGCCCACCGCTTGCAGGACTCCAGATGGTCCAGCAGCTCCTTCTCCCCGCCCTTGAACCCCGAAAGCTCGCTCGTTGTGTCCCTCACGGCAACGGCCCTCCAAGAGCCCCGTCAAAGTTCCGCGCTTCAATGGCTGCGTCCGAGGGCGCCACATGCACCGCCTCAAGAGGAGGCTCGGGCGGGCTTTCAACAACCCCTCCCGAATGCCGGGGTGCGTCCAGAAAAGGGCATCCCCCCCACTTGCGGAGCATTCGTAGCGCGGCAATGTTCAAGAGCGCCAGCCAGACCAGAAGAACCCCCGCCGCGACCAGAAGAACCTCAGCCAGGACCATCTAAACAAACTCCGTCATCTCGTCGACTTTGTCTTCCTCGACAGGCAGGCTCCTGGGAGAAGGCTCAGGGCGCGGCCCGGGCTTCACCTCACCCCGCATCGGCACTCCGCAGCAGGCATACCGCAGCGCATCACACAGATGGAACGAATGCCGGTCCGCAATGCGCTCAGTCGGGTCTCCCGCTGCATCAAGCTCCCGGGAATACCGCGACACCTGGCCGATAAGTGTGTGCAGCGTCTCGAAGATTAATAGCCTCTTCAGGCGGAACAGCGCGAAAACGCGGTCAATGCCCGCCTCAACCGACGCCACCCACGGGGCGACAATCGGGAGCCCGTGAAGAGCCAGACGTGTACGATAGTCATCCTCGTTGGGGGAGCCTCCGAGGACGTACAGGTAACTCTCTCCGTATTCGAGGATCCGGTGCGCGAGCCGCTCTGCGTCGAGCCCGGGTCCACTCCATTCTCTGTATGCATAGGCCACTCCACTCGCCGGCTCCACGGCCAGCCACACCACCGCTCCGGTCGTTGTCCCCGGGTCCACCCCCACAATGCGATGCCAGTCCGGCGGGATGGTGAACGGCTTCACGATATGCACACTCGGGTCCAGCGGCCAGATGCGCCCCGCCGGCAGCGTAAACTCCGCATCGTAGAACATGCGGAAACGCCACTCCGGCATCGTCTTCTTCGCCCGGTAATATTCCCGGTCAGGGAAAGCCGGATTATCCTTAGACGTGAACCGGACCACCTCAAAGTCCGGGTCCCCGGCCACCGCCCGGTCGTGCAGAACCTTCAACCAGTTCCACTCATACGGCGTCGTCGTCAGAAGCGCCCGCCCCTGATGAATCGAAAGACGCCGCTGCACAGCCTCCCAGGCTCTCACATCCACCCGCGCCTGGCCGCATTCATCCAGCCACGCCGCCCTGGCCGTCGCGGACTCCAGACCACCCTCCGCCTCCATGGAGCGCAAAATGATCCGGCGCGTGTTCTGTGGATTGTAAATCACACGGTCCCCCGCGTGGTACTTCCACCCCATCCGCCCCACAAAAAGGTCGGACAACGCGGGAAGCATCTTCAGCTTCAGGAGGTCGTAGCTCGCAGTCGCCGCCAGATAGTCCCCGTCCCCGCACCGCTGTATCTCGCGGGCCAGCCAGTGCGGCCCGAATGTCGTTTTCCCACCCTGCGTCCCCGCCAGGACCAGGACAAAACGCGCCTCCGAATTCCACGCCTTGAGCTGACCCGGATGGAAATTGAGCCGCAGAACCCGCTGCCCCTCGGCGTTCTTGACCTCCTCAACAAGCGGCGGGACACCCTTCACTGCGTCGAAGCGATGGAGTAAAACCGCACAGGCTCGGGAGCCTGAAAAATGTCATAAGGCTCCCGGTAGAGCCACTGCACTTCGCCTGGCGAGAGAGCCCGGACGTAAATGTACACGTAATCAATCTCACCCACCCACCGGTAAAGGGGTTCATCAGGTTCCTGCCCGTTCGTGCCGAGCCACATGTCTCCTTCATTGGCCGCAGCGCCGGACGGGTCGTCCTGTTCCCTAAACTCCCCGTCAAAGTACGTTCGGATTTCTCCCGTAGTGGTATTGTACACCAGCGACAGCGACATAACCCGGCCCGGGGAAACATACTTGCCGGAAGGAAGGTCGCCCGCCACTCGGTTCCACCAAACTTCATCTGGCCGTAAAGGCCCGGTAACTCTGCCGATGTGTCCAGCACAATGCCCCACGCGGGCCAGCGGCTCACCAGATGATGCTTTCTCACACCCTCCCCGTAATTGGAGGCCCGCGCTGCGATAGTAAAACCCTGCGACGGGTCCGGAGGGATTCCGCTTATAGAGCCGTACCTCTCCTGACCGGCCGGAAGAAAAAGACCCCTGCGCACATGTGCAGGGCCCGCCAGGGAAATGAGCCGGGGGTTAACCGCATCCTCCCAGACCAGCCCTGCAGGGCGGTTAAATATCCAGGCGCCCCAGAGACCCCGCGCCAGCGGGTGCGTCCGGTCCAACGGACAGCGCAACCCCGGGTCTGGCTTCTGCGCACCCCAGTACCCCACGGCTCACAGAACCTCTTCGTTGTAGAACCGGACGAACACCTGGTTATCTCCCACGTTCGTTGTCGTCGTGGCACCGGTCGCATTCATCCACAGCAAACGGAACCGCACCGGAGGGATGATCACTTTTGTGACCGCCAGGATCTGCGGGGTTGTAACTTGCCGGACCTGGAACGCAGCCAGCATCAGAGACTCCGGCGGCGGCACCGTTTGCGAACCGTCCACCCAGGTGGTCTCATCCATCGCCGGGATCAGATAAACCCCGATATAAGCCCCGGAACCCGGAGCAGTCTGAAAGCGGGCCCGGCAAAACAGATCCATAAAGCGGTTGCGCTCACTCGAATTCACAAACTCACGCCCCGGCACCCGGGTCCCGGAGGCCCTGTTGGCAAGCTCGCTCGCTGTAAACGCCTCAACAGGCTTCGTCTGAACACCCCACTTGCATTCGGCCACGGCCCTAGCCCTCCACAGCGAAGACGTCG